CCCCTGGATCTGCATTGGTTTCCTGAAAAATCAGTTTTCCTGGAGTTTCCCTGGTCCCATAAATAATGGGAAGGGAAGTCACCTGGGGTTTGAATGGATTAAAAACAACATAGGATTGAGAAGAACCTGTTTGCAGTTCATAGTCTGCATCCAGGTCCACTTCTACGGAAGTGATTATATTGTCAGCGAGGTTTTCTCCATATTGAGATATGACATTAAAACTAGTATCAACTTGCTCATTTAAAACTCCACCAATTTCATTCCATGCTTCTCCTCCTTTTATAACAATGCCCCCAATTATTGCTTCAGTAACCCCCTCAAAAGGATTGTTATTTTCTAAAGCTTCTTCAACTTCGTTTCCCATTTTAGAGTCTAATTCTTAAAGCGTTTCTTGCTGTATATTCCCAGGGCATTGGGGTTCGTTTAAACAGTTTGTGAAAATATTCCAAATCTGATTCAAAACTGATTTTTTTACAGTTTTTGAATTTTGCATATTCACAAATCGTTTCCAAAAATTTCAACCAATGGCTTTGCTTGTCACGAACAAAAGAATTTTCAAATTTTACTGCTGAATAAAGTGTCATTCCTTTGTCTTGGGTCATTGCAGAATTACCAATGAATGTCAGGCACAAATAACATTCTTTTCCATTTTCTTCAGTGATCCAAACCTGGGCAATATCATTTTCTGTGTAAAGAAAAAACCTGGACATTGCAACTTCAAATCTATCTCCCAGGGGATTAATGTTTTTTTCATCATTCAAAGCCTTTTCTGACAATCTTTTTAATTCAACCCATCTTTTTTGAATTTCAATAAAATCAAGTTTTCTTATTCTTGTGTTCCCCATGTGATTTTCTTACCAATTTGATCCCTGAATTCTAAAGATGGGTCATTATTAAAAACCAACTGCTGGCTTTGATCGGTCAATCTTCTGCCACTGAATTGTTTAATCTTGGTCCAGTGGTTTCCCACTGTTAAAACAATTTCAGCAGTGTTTGTGTTTTCTAAAAATTTAAAGGCATTAGTCTGGCCCTCAAAGACCTGGATTGGATTGGTAATGATTGCCCCATTTGCATCAAGCATGGCCAAATAAACAATAATATTTTTTCCAATATGGCCGTTGCTCATCAGGTCTGTTAAAAGGGTTGTTGTAACTGCTGAAAGGGTCAGATCAATGGAAGCATTGGTCATGGTACTTTCTTCCCTGATTTGGGAAATATCCATGATAAATGCCGTGGATAAATAGGTGTTTGAATCGTAAACAATGTTTTTATAGTGGTTGGTGTAATAATAAGTTGATCCAAAGGCTAATTTAACCATCGAAACCAAATGCAACTTCCCTGATGCCAGGGCTGAAATTTGATCAGCAGAAAGACCCCGGCTCATGAAATCGCCTCACAAAAATTAACTGTAAAAGAAAAAACATCATTCACCCCGGTTGACATTTCAATGACTTTTCCTTCATTAAAAACTGTAAAAAGAACTGGATTGGTGACAATGGCTTCATTGTTTCCAGGGCTGGTTTGCAATTCAGGTTCTATGGTCAAAGTCGCATTCCCGGAAGTGTCGCAAGTGGCATCAGCAGTGATCTGGTAAACCTTGGAATGATTGGTGAATTTTATAAAATCCCCGGCCTTTAAAACTGTCTGGGCTGATCCTGTACCCCATCCATCGGTTACAACAGATCGGCCTGTTTGACTTGCCCCATTAACCAGGGGGGTTCCAGGGTCAGATCCCTGCGGAATCGATAAAACAGGAGGGGTAAAAGTAAAAGAATCATAGGACCCCCGTTGACTCATCAAAAAGGCTTCAATTGGTGCAAATTCGGCCCTGGTTAAATTGTTGTATTTGGCCCGAATTTTCCAATATTGCCCCCCAATCTGTCTGGACTGTCTTCTGCCATTGATTGCCTTAACAGTGATCGTTTCCTGGTAGCTTGTAATGGTCAGATCCGTTGCTGATGGGCTGGTTGGGAATGCACCACTCAAATGGCCCTCCTGGTCTGTCTTTGAAGTGATTGATTGATGATTCCCACCAGGGTGTCTTTTCTTTCATTTAAAAGGGAATCAATGCCCCTGGCATCCACTGCTGAAATGTTGATCATGACATTGGTCCCACCTCCCATTTTATCATTGGGAATGATGTTCCCTCCTGATCTTCCCATTTGTAGGATCTCAGGACCCCTTTCACCTACCAGATATTGCTTCCCTGCTGAAACATTTCCCCCCATGTATCTTTGAGAAGGGGGTTTTTCTTTTCTGATTTTATTCACATTGGCCATGCCTAAACCATAGATAATTCCAGCCATGATCGGGCCAAGGTAAGGTCCAGCAGTCAGGGCCTTGGTTGCTGATTCATGGGTGGACATGATTGCTTGACCGATGGAAGTGGCCTGGTATAAATAAAACAAATCATCTGATTCATCCTTAACCCCGGCTGAAAGGCTGGTGATTGCATTTAAACTGGATTTTGTTGCTTCTTCTTGCATTTTGTTATCTGATGCAATTCGGTTTGCAACCATCTTGGCATAGGCAAAATCTTTCTTCTGATACTCCTTTTCCAGATCATCCAGAAAATCTTTTTCATCCTGAAAAAGTTCTGCATTTTTATCGATTTGATTCTGTTTTTGTACCAGCAGTTCTTCATAATTGACTGACAAGTTTTTGACTAATCCAGATTGAGTTTCAATGGCATCATTGACGATATAAATATCATTTTTTAAATCTGTTTCTTTTTTACTGGCATCATCGACTACATCCACCAGTTTCATGGTCTGTTCCAGGGCCTTTTTTTCCTTTGCAAACCTTTCTTCCATGGCTTCAATGGAAGCCTGAATTTCTGTTCTTTGTTTGGCCAGGACATCAATTTGTTGCTGGATGGATGCCTTTGATACAGTAGATGCTCTTGCTCCTTTGGACAGAATGGAAACCCAACTTTTTGATTCTTTTGTGGTGTCTTTTAATGAATCCCTTTGCTTTACCAGTTTATTTATTTGTGCCTGAATTTCGTTGTTAAGCTGGGGAAGGGTCATCTTGGCCCGTTCAGCTTCTTCAACAAACGGGGCAATGGCTTTGTTGGCAACCTCAATTACCGGGGTAAAAAGGTTTTTAAATTTATTTTTTAGATCATCAAGTCTGTCATTAAATTGTTCAGTGGCCCTGACTCCTTTATCTTCAACCACTCCCCCCTGAATTTCCAAAGCCTTTCCGAATCGCTCCAGCCCATCTTTTCCACTTCTTAAAAAATTGATTAATTCGGCCCCTTTCCCTCCAAACAAATCAACTGCAATTTGAGTGGCCCTGACATCATCACCAAGAATTTGAAACTTGGTTGCAACTTCGGGCAGAAGTTCTTCAACCCCTTTTAAAGTTCCATCAGCATTTCTGATGTTAATATTGAGGGCTTTAAAGGCATCACCTTGGGCCTTAGCCCCTGCTCCAGCCTTGCCCAGATTTCCAGTAAATTTTAAAAGAGATTTGTTAAAGGCTTCGGTTTCTAATCCTGCTTGTCCTGCTGTATATTGCCATTTTTGAAGGGTTTCTGAACCAACTGAAACCGCACTTGAAACCTTTCCGATACGGTCAACTGAATCCCTCATGGAATTGACCCAGGCCCCAAAAGCAACCCCAACCCCAGCAATGGCAGTTCCAATCGCCAGGACCCCGGTCTTCATTCCACCAATGGCCTTATTGACAGAATCAAAGGCCCTGCTGGTTTTATCTTTTGCCCTTATTTCTACTGTGGTGCTTGGCACGTTCGTTTTTTAAGTCAAAGTATGCGATCCATCCCAAAAACTCTGCTTCTGAAATCTTCATGATTTCAGAAACAGTTTTGTTCAAGGTTTCAGCAAGTGCATAGATAGAAAATAGGTCAGGATCGCTTTTCAGTTTCCCTTGATCTCATCAATTGAGGGAAGGGCCTGATCCATTTCTGTGACAATCCTGGAACATACATCCGGGTCCAGTTCATCAATGATCTGATCAATCTGATTCATCTGGAACAGTGGCTTCCCCTGGGAGTCTTTGCACCTGAAGATCAATTGGCAGGCAATGGCCTTGTCATATTCATCATTCTGATAGTGCTTCAGCAGAATTCCCTTTTGGGAAAGCCTCATGGATGATCTGAAATAAATGATTGATGGTTTGCCGTTTTCATCTTTCCATTCTGGAACTTCAAAGGATTGAAGATCCTCCTGAAGTTTCTCTGAAAAGTGTTTTTTTCCGGCTTTTAGGATTGCTGACATATTATGCGTTGTTTCGAGTCAATGCCCCTGATCCTTGGAAGGAAAAGCTGAATCCTACAGGACTATTTAAAGCCCCGGAAAAAGAGACTGAAGAAACAACAATCAATCCACTCCACCAATCGCCTGAACTGCTTCCAATCGGGTAAAGCTTTATATAAAAAGTGCTGTCTGCTCCCGTCAATGCGGTTTCAATGGCTTCCTGTGCGGTATCGTCATCAGTCCAGTGGGCCGATGCAGATCCAGACCAGGAGAACTGACCTGGAATGAAGGTTTTATGATTAGTGGCCCCCATTGCAGTGGTTTCCATGGTGTCTGCTGAAGTCTCCAGACTCCAGTCAGTCAAATTGGCCACTGCTGAATAGGTTGAATTATCAGGAGAGATTTGAAGAACCCCCCCGTTTCCTGAAACTGCCATGTTTCCTTTCTATTATGGTACGGAATCCGGGGTGTTTTCCGGGTTCCTATAATTGATTAAATAAACAAAACGAATGACTCCAATCGGCTTGGACCCTTCCCCGGAATAACTGATGGAAACATCCTGAAGGTTGGAATCGGTGGCTAGATCATTGATCTTAATATCTCCAGCCATGGCGGTTTCCACCTCCTTGGATATTTGATCCAAAGTATCATCCAGGTTGCTTGTGGCTTTGGCATAGCCTTCCACCACTAAAGACAAATTCCTTGATACTGTTCTGGGGTTTCCCATTGCTGAAATCTCTGCAACTTCTTCCTCAGAATAGATCAAAAGACAGGGCAACTTTGATTTTTCCAGGTTAAAAATCCGGGTCTGAAAAACCCTTGATCCCGTGGTTGATAACCCGGTCAAATCAGTTGCTACCCTTTCCCTGATTTGCCTTCTTAAATGGTTGGCCATTAGCTTTGATCTTCCAGATAAAGGATGGTCAAAGATTGCCCTCCACTTTGTCCCTGTGATTCGATTCCAGCCACTTGGTATGTGGTGGAATCGATCACCAATTGATCCCCATGTGAAACACTGGAGACATCAGACGTTTTGCAATAAACAGTGGGCTTAATGTCCTCAACATCCAAGGTTCCAGAATCCAATGCGACTGACTGATAAGGTTTATCAAAAATCACTGAAATGGTGCTTGCTGATCCCCCTTGCGGAGTATAGGTTGCACTTTCAGCAAATTCGTCAGTGTCAAAGAATCCTGAAAAATCAGTGGATGATTCAAAGGCCATTTATTTTTTCCCTTTTTTTGCTGGTTTCGGTGCTTCTTCAGAAACTGCTTCCGCTTTGTTGGACCCTATCAATGCCCTTCCCTGATGGTCTGGAACCTCAACAATTGATCCAACTTCTGGAACTTCTCCATTCAGCATGAAACCTCTTAAAACTAAAACTTTCATGGTTCCTTCTTCTTTTGAAGGGGCCGATCCAAGGGTCAACCCCTTTGCTGATTTAGTATCCAGCATTATGCATCATTGGTGATTGCAAATGAGCCAGCATGACGGACCCCAACATCTGCATCTAAGAAACAGACTAAGCGGATTCTTCCATCATCAAATTCCCGGTTGACCTGGATGTCGATTCCGTTGGAAAAATAAGCAAGGATCAGATCATTCCAGTTTCCGAAAATGGCACGTTCCTTTGATCCAAAAATGGCTGAAGGTGTAACCATGGCCCGGAATCCACCGATGTCGTTCCCTTCCATTACAAATCGGCCTGATCCAGAATCCCTGGTTCTTGCCTTTGCATCAGATGCAAGGGTTGGATGAAGGACATATCCCAATGAGCCAAAATAAGCATTAGCACTCATTACATCCCCCTGCATTGCCATAGCATTTGCCCAGGAAAACTGATCAGCAGTTATTGTGGTTATGCCGACGTTTGCAGTGTTGCAGATTCCAACTGGTGAGTTGGCTTCATCACCTTCCCCTTTGCCCTGCAATGATGCCTTATCAAATGCGACTGCAATTGATGAAGCAATATCAGTTCTAAGAAGGTTTTCAACATCCAAGGACCCTGATTGAAGTCTCAACTGTCGAGAAACATCCACTCTCAAGGCATAGGTATGGAGTTGAAGGGTCAACTGGTCATAAGATGGTGTTACATCCCCAGCATCTGCTGATTCCGCAATCCATCCCCCGGAAATCGCTGAATCCCTTCTTGGAATTTTAATGATTCCATCCAGGTTTCTAAGCGTTCTTGCTCCCATCTGAACTGAAACCATCTGGGCATCCAGATATTCAATGAAGGAAGCAGAATCCAGAATGGTTGGAACCAGATA